TCATAGTTCGACGAAGGTCCCTTTCTCCGCGGCCTCATAGATGGCGCTGACCAGTTGTTGAATAATGAAACCCTGCTCGGCGTCGGCGATGGTGACCGGCTTGCCCTGCACGTGTTCGATAAACGCTTCCATACTGCGCATATGACTACGCAGTTTTCATAAACAATTAAGATCGTCCAAGAGCGCACCAAATATCAGAACTTTAGAGAAAGGAAATTTTGCAGACCATCAATTTCGACTTAGTTCGCCAACTATTTTTGCCCCATCCATGCCCCATCGCATCCCCGGTGACCTACCTCCCTCCGTTCGGGTTGTAAACCATGAAGGTGCGGTTATCCCCTTCTTCAGTAGAGATGTCTTTGAACGTTGATACGCTCATCTCTATCCAGTCGTTAGCCTGCCGGCGCGTCCAGTTCCAGTTAACCTTTGCCAGCTCACGCACAAAGTCAGCTGTGGTTACCGTCTTCTTACCCTTCTGGTCTACCTTCACCGCTCTGTCGAACGCATACCCGATCTCGTAAACTCTGCCCATAACTACCTCCACACCAATTATTACTGTATGCATATACAGTAGATATAGTGGGTGGGGAGATCAATACGAAGCGGCCTATCAATAAGACTCGCTGTAATTAGCGTGGAAGGTCGATCGATGTGCTGCTGGGTGCTAGAATTCCTGCTTCAAAAAATTGTGGTAATCATGATGTTAAAGCTATTTGCCAGGTACGCTACAGTTGGAGTGCTGAACACGATTTTACATTGGGTGGTTTTTGCTTGTTGCTTCTACGCACTCGGAACCAGTCAATCTCTTGCCAATTTCAGTGGATTCGTATTCGCGGTGAGCTTCAGCTTCTTCGCTAATGCCAGATTCACTTTTAGCAGCTCCACTACCACTCTCCGATATATGCTTTATGTTGGTTTCATGGGTACTCTGAGCGCCGCAGTGGGATGGTTTGCAGATCGATGCGAACTACCTCCCCTTGTAACACTGATAATGTTTTCTTCTATCAGCCTGGTTTGCGGATTTATTTATTCCAAATACATTGTTTTCAGGGAAGCACAATGAAGATTTCCTTGGTTGTTCCCGTCTTTAATGAAGAAGACGCGATACCGATTTTTTATAAAGCCGTTAGAGAGTATGAGCCACTTAAGTCTGTTGAGGTGGAAATCGTATTCATCAATGACGGCAGCAAAGACGCCACAGAGTCAATCATCAATGCGCTGGCAGTTTCCGATCATCTGGTTAAGCCCCTTTCCTTTACAAGGAACTTTGGCAAAGAGCCGGCTCTTTTCGCTGGCCTTGAGCATGCCACAGGCGATGCCATAATCCCCATTGATGTTGACCTGCAGGACCCGATTGAAGTTATTCCGCACCTGATAGAGAAGTGGCAACATGGAGCCGATATGGTGCTGGCTAAGCGCTCAGATAGGTCTACTGACGGCAGGCTAAAAAGAAAAACCGCTGAGTGGTTTTATCGACTGCACAACAGGATCAGCAATCCAAAGTTAGAAGAGAACGTTGGCGACTTCAGGCTGATGTCTCGAGATATCGTAGAAAGCATAAAGGAAATGCCAGAGCGCAACCTGTTTATGAAAGGCATTCTGAGTTGGGTTGGAGGTCGAGTCGATGTTGTTGAGTACGCCCGCGCCGAACGCGTGGCAGGCAGCTCAAAGTTCAATGGATGGAAACTGTGGAACCTTGCAATAGAAGGCATAACAAGCTTCTCAACTGTTCCGTTACGTATATGGACGTATATCGGCCTCATCGTTGCCGGACTTTCATTTGCTTATGGCGCCTGGATGGTAATAGGCACTCTGGCCTTCGGGAACCCGGTGCGAGGATATCCATCTCTTATCGTGTCAATATTGTTCCTTGGCGGCATCCAACTCATAGGTATCGGAGTTCTTGGCGAGTATATAGGTAGGATATACGTGGAAGTTAAAAACAGGCCAAGATACATTGTAAGTCGCAAACGGTGAACGGTGTGATGATAAATTCAGAACATAGAAATACTTTAATTATAGCGGCCTTATTTGCCGCTTTGTTTTACTTTCCCCTGATCGGTCTTGACGTGTTCTATAGGGATGACCTAATCAGGGCCATCAGATCCTTTACGGTGTGGGAGCCTCAGGGGCGTCCGCTTGCAGACATATTGCATTACATCTTAACATTTAGAGATGGCGGGCTCGATATAAGGCCTATGCCTCAAATTTTATTCGTTATTTCTGTTGTTTTTTCAGGATATATAATTGGCAGGTCTTTTGATTGCAGAAATACCAACCTGCTAGTTGTTGTCACATTTATCTGCATTAGCCCCACTCTTTTGCAAAACTTTAGTTATCGATACGATTCAGGAAGCATGGGGCTATCAATCCTGCTTTCATCCGCAGCCATTATGGCATCAAAGTTTAGAGATTTAAGAATCGTTATATCCGCAGTGTTGCTTTTGATGTCATTATGCTTGTACCAGTCATCGATAAATATATTTTTTGCTTTGGCAGTTATCATGGTTGCCAATTTACTGATGGATAAAGGAATAATTGCTGCGTCTCTACAGGCTGCCAGGTCAATGATGGTGTCGTTCTTGGCGGTAATAATTTATTATTATGTGGTACTTGGTGACAGCACTAAGGAAGGCCGTGGCAGTGTCTCTATAACTATAGATTTTATAACCAATAACTTAATATCAAACACTAAGTTATTTTATAAGTGGAACGGTGAGAATGTATCAATATTCTTAGCGTTTGCTATATTTACATCTCTTTTCATCATGGCGTTTAAGAAGATAAACCTATCAATTAAACATAAGCTTTTCTATGGGTTTTTGTTTAGCGTTTCTTTTTCATTGATATTCTTTATATCCATTAATGGGATAACCTTAGTAATAAATGGAGGTGCTATAGATCCGAGAATATGGACATTTAGCGGAATTGCTTTGGTTTCGCCTTTTTTGGTAAATCATAACGCGAAGTTTTTTAATAAATTAATCATCCCATTTTACATGGTGATCGGACTTTATTTTTTTGCAATTTCTTTCATTTACACCAACACGCTGTCTGCAGAATACAGCAAGGATAAACTTACGGTGACCGAGGTTTATTCACTTCTGAGACAACACTCGGAGCTTGATAAAAAGATATACACAAATGGAAGCATATCAAGATCAGTGATAGGAATTCATGGTTCGAATGCTTTCAGTTTAATAGAAGATATGACAAAAAAAGAGGCTTGGTGGCCGAGAATGTTCCTATATAGTCTTGGGGCGAAAAACACCGTAATGTCATGGAACGATAAATTCCCTGGGAAAAAAGAATCATTGATGGAGATAAGCAACGTCAGAGCTTACGAAGGGAATTCATATTCGATCAGATGCTACGATTATTGTGTGGTTGACTTTAAATGATAAAAGCCCCGCTCGTGCGGGGCTCCCCTACTCGTTATGATTGATAAACACCAGTATTAATGTAATTGCCAACTACTCGACTCTTGAAGGTAGGATCAACAACCTGGTAAGAATTTTCAGCTACAAAAATGGCGCATCCACTGAGCTTGCCCGTTGCGGCGTTTCCTGATTCATTCCCACCTAAGTAACCACCAATGCTTGAGGATGATGTTTCTGGTATCCCCGTTATGGCAGATGGCCAACCAAACAAGCAATAATTGAAGTCGAATATTCCAGCCCTTTTACCCCCAGAGCCACCCCAACCAACACCATATATCCTACAGTTATTAAACAAAATTCTGTTATACGACGATGCTGTCCTCGCGACAGCACCATCTACATACCCGAGAAGCATGTCCTGATCTGAAACCCTTATATTCATATCACTCCACGCGCTCGTGTACGGAACGCAATTGTAGCTCCTCATGATGTCTATGCTCTGAGGGACTCCATAGTTTGTGAACTTAAATGCTTGGACATTATATCTCGGTACAGTCTCTGCATTAGTATTACCGAGTCTTGAAAGGTCAACGTCTTTTATCGTCAACTTATACCTGCCCCTGCCAACAATAGCGCTTAACTGAGGCTGGGTAATGCTTGAATAATTGCGCTGGTTGCTTACAACGCTAACTACAAGATTTTGGCCATAGGAGCGAGAACCTACTACCTTAATGTTCTCAATGTAATGGCTATTGGGGAGTATCATATATTGCTCAAAATTGCTTCCACCAGACACTCCTAAGTCAAGAATCCTCAAATCGACAAGTGCAGAGGCATTGGTAAGGTCAATCGTAACGTTCCTGATTACTACGTCAGGGCTTGTGGCCATAAAGTTGCCATTGTATTTTGGCTCAAGGCTTGAAACAACAAAATACCCAGCGCAGGTTGATGGCAATAATACCTTTAGCCCATCTATAATAACCTCTCCGTCCCATGAGGACATGTAGTCACGCTTAGCTGACCAAAACTCCATAACATCTATGCCGAACATTCCCAGGTGAATGCAGTTTGTTGCAACCCATTGACCCCAACCTTGTGAGGCGCAGTGATAACGGATTGTGCATTCATTAACGTATATGTCTGACATGCTGAAGTGACCGCCGATGCCTGGAAAATCACAGCGGTTAATATGAACGTTTCTTGTTTTGTTCCCGTCGTAGCCGCCCCAGCCATTTATGTTGCAGCAGTTTTCCAGTGTTACGTCAGAGCACTTCTCCGTAAGGATAAAGTATGCTGCCTCGTTCCTGCCTGATGGATTTGCAGGAGCATTGGCACCAAGATAACCAACCGGACTCATGTAAATGTTATTCACACTAACCCTGGAGCAAGACTGGAAATTAACTGCCTGTCTGGAGCTTCCGTTGTTGTTGATATCGATGCTGGATCCGGTTATGACCGTATTATTCCGAGAGCACAGCACAATATTGTTCAATCTTGCCCCATCAAGTATTATCCTCGGCATTTTAAAATCTAAAATGTTAGTAAATGGCTTGTACTTCACAACCGGGCGATCACTGTAGCTGTAATAGTTTCGATACCGCAGAGTTCCATCAGGGTCAATTTCATGAACTTCAGATTTCAGCTGATTCGATAAAGCTCCGCCATTATTCCTTACCATTACAACGTCAGTTGAATCCAGGATGATGGTGCCTTGCAAGCCAGTAACCGGGAAGCTTGTCTGGCCTTTTTGATACGTAGAGTTGGAAAACTTACTTGTAACATCAACTTCAGCTTGTGGAATTTCGAACAAAGTATTACTTAATAACCAAACGTCGCCAGCCTGATATGTGGAGCAGGTAACCGTAGCCTGACTCATATCAGCATCAACCTCAATCCTTATGGGATCTGAGTTGCTCGCTGACAAAACATATGAACCGGTGGCAATGAACTTTTTATTCAGATCTTTAGCAGCGGTTAGCGCCTGTTTAAACGCCGAGGTATGATCGGTTTCGCTTCCAGACATGTACATTTCTGGGCTGATATAAGAAGAAGATTTAAGCTTGTCAATTTCAACCTGAAGATTTACTCCTGAGGAGGTGCCGATCATGCTTGCACCCTGACTTGAGGCAAGCATTGCTTTTAGCGATGAGTCGCCAACGCTTATCCATGCTCCAACCCCAACCCCACCGGTAGATGCCGGCGTAGAGTTATCAGGAACCACTTTCCCGGATGGCAGAAAAGAACCATCCCAACGGTAGTAATTTCCATCCGTCTCGTCTTTCAAGATCTGGTTTGGCAGAGTAAGTGTTGCTCCATCCTGGAACGTACCGAAAGGAATCCATCCGTACTGAGCAATCGCCTGTTGAGCCAGCCAGCGCAGACCTTCGATGGTGTAATGCTCATTGCCAAAACGGTCAGTATAGGCATTAACAAGAGAGGTAACAAACTCGTCAATTTTACCTGCATTAAACTTCAGATCGCGCGGTGATTCGCTTGGTACCGGGAGATTAGTTGGTTGCGTGGCCATATTTATTCCAATAAAAAACCCGGCGCGTTGTCCGGGTTGTGATGAATGATGGAGGTGATTACTGATAAATCAGATCGCTGTACTCTGTCAGAGTGAAAGAGGTTGTAGAATCTGCGTTAGGCTTCTTCTCTTCTACGCGCCACAAGGTTGCGTCGTGCTCCTCTTCTGTCGCGATCACATAACGAGACGGTGACTGAACGTCATGCCCGTCCCAGATATTGAGAGGGATATCAGGGATTGCAGCGGTAAAGCCGAAGCGAGTGTCTCCTCTCTCTGTTGCCATATATCGCGCCGTAGGTACGCCAAGATTGTCCGTCACAGTGACATACATTGTTCCTGAAAAGGTTATGGCTTCGCTGGTATCAAAGTTATTTCCTGACCGTCTCACGATGTAACCTGACTGCTGGTTAGTGTCGTAAGTGTCGGGAACCTGAACCATGTCACCTACGCTGACGTATTGACCGTCTGCCAACGTCTTGCACGTCATCCTGCCTCGCGAGTAGATTAGCTTTCGCGCCTCAAGCAAAGCCCTGTCACGGGCCTGATATTCATCCCTGCAGCCGTGCAGCGTAATCTTGTTTGGGTTCTGAGCAGCCTGCTCTACTATCCCGCTGCTCGTTACTCGGTACCGAATATAGGTTTTTTTATTCGTAACCGGACTAACGTATTCCACCTCAACGCCATCAAATCCACCGGGTAGGGTCATTTCCCATGTGAGCTTATACTCTTCCGCAGCAGTGTTGTTTCGGTTGAATATTGTCGCCGGGTAAGCCTCTTTCTGGTCACGAACGAAGCACAGAACGCCATCTTCCCAGTATGCGATTACACGTGCAGCGTTGCAGATGGTTTCCACCCTGTTGCCGAGAGAGATATCCTCATCGTCAAAGGTGTAATCGAACTGCGCCAGGCGGGCGTCCGGGATGCTTGCGGCTATCTGGTAAAGCCCGTAAAGGTCGATACTGCTGACCGGCTGCTTGCCGATAACCAGCCACGTATGAGCTACTGCGTCAGCAAATGAACGAGATGGCCTGAGGCCATAATCTACAGTGCCGTCCGCCATGTTATAGCTGATCGTATGTCTGGTAATGAGAGCGTTGTATTTACGCTCACGCACACCCGTTGCCTGCTCAGTCGCACGCACTGTAACCCTCACCAGGGTGTCATCAGGGTGAACCACATTCTGCCTGACACGAACAGAATGAATTTCTGAAAGCTGAAGAATATTGTAGTCAGCCCAGTTATCAGTTCTGCGCAACTGTACAGCGTAACGCCCAAGCCCTGCAGATGGTGTGAATTTAACGGTACTGTATCTGAAATCGCTTCCGCCGGAGTTATTGCTGACTGATCCATTAAATGACTGTGTAGTTCCCGGTATCTGAACGTTGTTATCATCAACTTTCCATAGCGTTACTGAATAAGATGCCGTCACATCATCAGCCTGCTGAGCCTGGAAATGAAACCACAGCTGATCACCCTCTACCGGTGAGAAGAACGGCCCCATCGTGACCGTCTGATTGTCATTCAGAATAAACTTCGTCGTGTTGACGGTTGCATTAGACGGGGTAGTCGAGGCATCCGCACCACTCAGCGATCGGAAAAAGAAGTTATAAAAATATGTGGGGTTGGTTACCGCGCCATCATTGGTTTCTGTAGCATTAAACAGGTCTGCAGAAAGAGTGATGTCTTTCGTCACAGGTCCGCTTGCGGTGTTGTACGTTACATTGATTACAAACGTGACACCTCTCGGCTTTGCGATATTCAGGAAGTAGTCGAAGCTTGTCTGCTTGCGTATCTTCATCGCAACCTGACCGCCAGAATATGTACCGGATACCACATTTGTTGCAGAAGCAGAGACAACCGGAACACTCCCGCTCTGGTTTGGCCCCGGCAGTTCCTGTCCGTCTACATCATCAAACTCGAACCCTTCCAGCATTGTTGGAATGACCTGCCCTGGCTGGTAGATCTCATAACTGGCACCGGCCAGCGTTCCGAGTGATGATTCGGAATACCTGACGTTAGTTACCGAATATTTGCCAATGCCGAAGTTCATCCATTCAGTTACGTACTTAACGTTACCTGAAAATTCGAAAATTGATGGCGCTATAAGGTCAGGGTAAGAGCGAACCTGACCGTAAACATCGGGACGCGCCTGGTATGTTCTGGCAATGTTAGTCTGACCGGTGAGTTTGTTATTTGGCGACTCTTTTGCGTTCGTGTCAGCTGATGACAGAGCCGGCTGAGGCGCCAGAAACGAGAATACTTTCGATACCAGTTTAAACACAGGGCTCAGGACGTCGCCGATAACGCTTTTCGGCTGATCGAACACCTGAACGCGATCTGATTCGAGCAGACTGATTGTCAACTCATCATCTGGTCGCATTTCCCTGCCGTTCAGCACCACAACAACGTCTTCATGAATATCTGCGCTTAGTAGCCACTCAGAGAGAAGCATTCCATGCGGTACAGAATGGCGTTCTTTCGGCGTTCCAGGCACGCGCTGAAGCTCAATTACTGGCATATGTCATATACTCCACGCGTGTAAAAACTTTCTCTATAGCCTGCAGTCTGTCGCTTCTTACTGCGCCATTTTCACCGCGACTGTGCAACGCCCTGCCGTTCACTATCAGGCCGATATGAGCCGGCGAATTTCCGGTGTACCCGATGAAAATTCCATTTTCTTCTGGCATCTCGCTGCGCTTCCAGAACACTACCTCATCGCTATGACAGGTGAAGAAGTCAGAACCCGATTCGTAGCCAGGCAGCGTGTGCAGCTCTTTTCCGAGAACATGGCGATAATAGAGAACCACAAGACCCCAACAGTCACAGGCCTTGAATGTGCATGCCCTGTTGACCCAGGGAACATCTATCATCAGGCTTGCAAAATCTTCAGCCGTTAATGAGGCCTGTCCATTCAGCCGGGTCATAAAGCAGCCCCACGTTTTTGTTGATCGGGTTAGTCATCGACAGCGAAACAGTGACGTCTGCCGCGTCCATATTGCAGTCGTTCACGTAAAGCACCCAACTACGCAGCAACGTGCTCATATCCGCGTCATACAGTGCATACGTCGCCGTAATTGGCGTGATGCGCCCTGCACCCTTCCATAGCTTCAGCTTCACCTTAAAGTCTTGCGCAAGGCGACTGAACTTAAGCGTGCTGTCTATAACAGGAGTTGAGCTTTGCTGGCTTTCGGTTAGCTCAAACCGGCACGCCAGATATTGATTGCCGGCAAGTGTTTTGGGGAAAACCTGATTGTTGACGATTCGAACGTAACCGAAAGAAGGGTGATAGAAAGTGACTGTTTCGTACTGGATGCGGTTTGGTCGCTGAGCTCTGATTTCACGCAGTGTTGACATAATTACGCCCTCGGTAGTGATTCTGGATCTCGGTCATCAGGATATCCCGTGACAACGATGTCGAGCCAGGAAGCCCACGGCGGAGGAAGCTCAATGATAATATCGTCGAATTCATCATCTGAATTTTGCAGCTGACGGCATACCACGTCACCGGTCCACGTGAAAACGGATCCGCTCTGACTCCACGTCGGGTAGGAGGTGAAATGCATCTCCTGCACCTCCACACCAGTGTCGCCGGCACCAGTTCCTAACGGCATTGTGAACCATTGATTCCCGTTATCCAGATAATCAGGGCTGCGAATCCATTGCATGAATGCTCTGTGCTCCGCCCGGGTGAATATCCATGTCAGAGAGAACGATGTTTTCAGATCATCAGTTAATTTCTGGAAGATTGGCGCCCCAACTTGAGGAGTATCGGTCCTGAATCCTGTGTCCATGGCAGGCGTTTTACCTTTCTGAGCCAGCGGAAGCCAGTCGGGATATGGAATAGACATGCTTAACCCCTCGCCCGGCGTGGTGCGTTGTGATAAGAGGAAATGTTCTGGCTGATTTGGCCCCCTTGCTGAAGATCGGCCACCACGACTCGAATAATATCTTCGCCGCTTGGGCCTTTTTCAGCCTGATAATCCTGGACGCCAGCATTGGAAGAATAATTCTCGATGATGATGCTCACGCTGGTTCCTCCGCCCTGCATGTCCTTGTTGCTGATTACCCTGCCATTGTCACCTGGTATCATGTACTGCTTACCGGTGCTGGCCCGGTAAATCTCGGGAAGTCCGCTTTCACCTACCTGATACATGCCCCCGGCAGATACCGGACCGCCATTCTTGCGTTTACCCAGCAAGCTCATTCCAATGATGCCAGCTACTGCACCAATACCTATTGCGGCCGCAGTGCCCATAGATGCAATGGAAGAAAGAATTGCAGCAGGAGTCCACGCAGCGGCAGTAGTCGCAGCAGCAGCGGTACTCACCGCCGTCTGTGTCGCAACTGCTGCCGTCTGCACCGCGGTAGTAGCCGCGATTGCTGATTGCTGAGTTGCAGCACCCATGATCGCAGACTTAGCCCATTCAACACCCATCTGAACGAAAGTGTTAACCAGGCTGTTAAGCACAGTGCTACCGATAGACCGAAGCGCATCCTGAGCGGTCATGCTGCCCGTGATAATGCCAGTAAGGGCATTAGAGGCGTTACCAGCAAAGGCATCAAATGCTGCGGCTGCCGCTTCATTTCCTGCGCTCTGGTTGCGCCATATCTCCCACATGGCTGATATGCGCTCTTGCTCGTACTGCCTGTCTGCAGCGGCGCGTAAGGCCAGTGCGTTCTGGTGTGAAATTAATCCTTGCTGATCAAAAGACTGAATCAGAGACAGTTTTCTGGCATTCTCATTAGCCAACTGCTGGACAGGATCAACACTGCCTGCCGCATCCTGTTGCGGCGTCACTGCCTCCTGCGCTCTAATCTTCGCGAGGTTAGCTTGATGCTCAGCCTCAATTCTCTCAGAGGTTTTGTTGTACTGCTCCTGACTGATTTTCTTTGCTGACAGGGCTGTGTTGAGATCCTGAACATCCTGCTTATAACTGGCGTTCTCTCTCGCTTCCGGAAGTAGCTTCTCTGCGGCTGCCTGAGCTTTGATGGCGTTAGCAGTGTCCCACTTCTTCGCAGCGTACTGGCCGGCAAGATCTATCTGAGCCTGTGTTGCCGACTTACCAAGAGATTGCTGGGCATTGAGGATGGCTTGCTCGCGACTTAACTTGCTTGTTGAGTCTGCAGCAAGCTCTGACTGCTCTTTGAGGTTCTCAAGTTTCTGAGCGATGGCCTCTGCCTGACTTGCAGAAGTCTTCCCTTCCCTGTTGTTCTCTTTCTGAGCCTCAGTATTGCGGTAAGTTGCTGCGTACTGATCTTCAATAGCTTTAACTCTCTTCTGGTCAGTCACCCCTGCATCAGCGGCGTCATATTGCGCCTGAAGACGGGCGCGAGCCTCACCTTCAAGCTTTGACAAAGCAAGCCTTCTCTCAGAGTTCTTGACCAGCTTTTGGGTGGCGGCATCGTCACCCTTTGTTGCGGCTGATTTAAATCCGCTGTTGTTTTTTGCATCCTGCGACGACTTTGCGCGAATGCTGGCTATTTCCTGCTCAACTCTTTTTAGCTCAAATGCTGCCTGTCCACGCCTAATAGCCCAATCTTTCTCGCTGAAGTCATACCACTTACGCCCTTCTTTTAGCTCGTCATTGTATTTCTTCTGCAACTCAATAAGTTTTGGCATCCTTGAGGCGTCGCCAGCATTGTTGTTATAGAAGTTAAGGTTATCGGCAACACTTTGCATCTGCCCGGCAAGTGTTGAGGTCAAACCTATCGCCTGATTCAAATCACTAATGGCATTACGGAAAGCAACGTCCAGACTATTTTTAGCCCTGTCGATACTAACCGGCATCTTGTCAAACTCTTCGTTGACAGATTCCGATCTGCTTTGAATGGCATTCAATGCGTCGGTGGCTGTTAGCTTGCCATCAAGCATCCTCTTGCGAAGTTCTCCAATAGAGATTCCTAACCCCGCCGCGATCTGACGAGCCAACTCTGGCATTTGCTCAAGGATGGAATTGAATTCCTCGGCACGCACAGTTCCGCCAGCGATAGACTGCCCAAACTGACGAAGAGCGTTTGACATCTCTTCTGCTGATGAACCGCCTATGGTGCCAATTTTCTGGAGTGTTGATGTCAGGGACAGAATCTGAGAATTAGTAGCTCCAGCTTCTTTGAGAGCTGAAGTCATCGACTCCCAAAGGCGCTCGGTATCCGCCAGGCTGCTTCCTGTTTGTGATGCAATTGCCGACAATGATTTCATTGTCTCTCTGGCAACATCGATGCTTGGGCTTAACCGCGTAACTCGAGCCTGCAAGGTGTTCATCTCGTCGCCGATGGTAATAAGTCGTTTTGCGGTTTCGAGCGTGAATGCTGCACCTATCGCCAGGCCAACTTTATTTAATGCCCCTTCAAAACGCCCAGCTGATTGCGATGATTTACTGAAACTGCTATCCATCTGGTCAAGGCGTTGGTTAACTTTTTGCTGACCAGCAATCAGATCGGCAACATCCATCTCAACCTGGTAAACAATGCTGCCTAATTGCTTATCGCCTGCCATTTCTTAGTCTCCGGGCATGAAAAAACCCGCTTAAAGCGGGTTCTATTTACTGAAGAGTTTTCAGATGGTTTTAAATATCTTGTACTTAAGGTATTTGAATTTTGATTTGAAGGTGTCGTCAACTTTATGTTGCGATGAAACAATAATCAGGTCTGCCATAGATGCCTGTCGGCCGCCAACCGTGGCAGACTCGAAAGAAGCCCATGAAGTGTCGTAAAGGTTGAAGTTACATTGAGCGCTACCCTTAAGCATTACGCCAAATGAATTTTGGGATTCGAATTCAACAAAAGCCTTTCCTTCACTAATACTGAAGTACCCTTTTTCAACACCCTGCCTGATCGCGTCAGAATTGATTGCATCCAGTTTTGCAGGAAGGTCATCTTTATTGACGACCTTAATATCAAAAATTGAATCGATCATTCTGTATGATGATGGTGATTTCATTTGGCTTTTTACTAAATTACTACACGCATCGATCATCGCCGCTCCCTGGGCATCCGAAGGAGATACCAAGTAAACGGATCCTATGCCACAAGCAGCCAAAATAGCGACCCCAAACGCCAACCATTTTTTGTTCATTTATTATTCCATCTCATGTTGATAGCTAAGAAACATCCTATCAGGAACCGATCACTTATCAACTGATGAGGTGGAATGTTGCGAGGAGTTGCGCACACACTAATACAAAGAAGCCACCCGAAGGTGGCCTGTCATTGCTCATTTTGATTATCGTGTCTCACAACCCATCTGAGACTTGTCGATGATTTGTGTCCCCTCAACACGGAATCCGTAGGTGCCGAACAGGAAGGCATGGTTTAGTTGATAAATCACTACATCACTTAAACCAACCGCGCACTTATCTTTCTCAATAGCGCGGTCCATTGCGGTTTTAACGCTAGGAATGCCTAACGGGAAAATCACGATCGGCGCTTTGTCTTCACCAGTGACACGCTGACCTTTTTCGAACTTGGCTGCGTTAAGGTTATAGTTTTTTGTACTACCAACAGTCATGTCGGCAACTCGAACTGTACAGCCAGACAACAGCAACGCCCCAAGAACTAAAGCAAATACCTTTTTCATTGTATGTTTCCATTGATTGCAATCAGAAACATCCTAACACCTAAATCAGATACCGCAACCCCTGCCACTATTCTAAGGAATGCAATCAAAAATCCTGCCTGAGTGGACTAGGCTGTCTTCGTCAGACGCTTAGCTTTCTTCGCCAGATAATCATCAGCAACCTGTTCATACTCTTCGCGAGTAAAGCCTTTCTGCTCCGGATATTTGGCGCTAAGCAGCATCTGGAAGTTGGTCATTGTGAGGTTACTGGCCTCTTTCTGGCTCATGCTGAAGTGGGTCTGTGCAGCAATGATGTAGTCGACAGCTCGGAACTCAGTGCTCGTTCCGTTTTTCTCGTGACGCTGCAGGCGCCTGACCTTCGCTTTACCAATCACTCCGTGAGCTATCAGTGACTGAGCAATGAGCAGGATGGCTGAATCAGGCAAAGCACCCTTGCGTATTTTAAAGGTGCGCCCGTTGCCTTTAGCGGGCTGGAATACACCAGTCAGTGCCTCCGCATCACGATCGCAACAGGCATTCATCACCACTACCGCCGCTATAAATGCACGCCGGCCGTAATCGGCTTTTCTAATGTGGGCAACCAGCCAATCAGGAATGCAGCCATATGCGCTTATAGCGCGATTGATGAGTCCGCCAACCTCATCGTTGTGCAGGTCGTAAAAAGCCTGAACAATCTCATCAGGTTCGCCTATTTTCGTCATATTGGCGAAAGATGGGCGGAAGAAATAATCTTCTCCATCGACCGTAATAAGACACTCGCCAATCTCTTTTAGTGGTGTCATGGCTCCTCCATAAACATTATCAAGGGCGACCGTAACAACATTATCAAGGGCGACCGTAACCGCCCTTTGTAATGGTCACGCTGAGGTAACTGTTACCGAGCAGGTGGCAGTAAAGCCGCCGTCAGTCGATGTGAAGGTGATTGTTGCGGTGCCAGCAGCAACACCAGTCACAAGTCCAGTGGGGCTAACTGTTGCTTTTGTATTGTCTGAAGTTGTCCAGGTGCCGGTTTTGTCGCTCGCATCAACAGGTTGTACCGCGCCAGTTAATTGACGAGTTGCACCTACTGCGATTGAGGTTGTTGCCGGTGTAACTGTTACACCGGTAGTGGGCACAGTTTCATCAGTGTCTTCAATCTGGAAAGTGCTGGCGTCAGCAACTTTGAATTCAGTACTAAAAGTGACAATGTCATTACTGCCACCATCAATACTAAAGGCGTTGATGACCATATAGCCCTGCAAGGTGACAGCACCAAACTCCATTCGCACCCAAATAGTTGGCTGGCGAGCAGCCTGGATTTCAGTATTGAAGTACTTCAGCAGTCGGTAAACGCCGTATTGGTCGAGCCGATCGTTTTGCCGTACCTCGCCTTCAAACGAGATCGTCAAATCGGCATTGGTAACAATGCTTTCTACGTAGCCTTTTGAATCATCCGCCTCGGATGTGACTGAGTTTGGGCTGAGATCAAAGGTTTTTGATGTTCCAGCGGCAAGCGCCTTCCACTCGGATTCCTGCGGTACTGTATCTGCACATCCATCAGCTACTTCGAGCACAATGGCGCGGCCAAACAACTTTGTGTTGTCTGTTGGGCAATTTGCTGCCATGGGTAATTCCTCTTTGGTTTTTAACTTTCGCCGTAAAAACAGGCAAATTGCAGACGCCAGACCATACGCCCTTCAGTCGTTAAAACCGGGGATGGTATGCCGCCCATGTTGGTGATTTGCCCGACGCAGGGGTCGGTGATGGGGTTTTGTTGCACGTAGTCGATGATGGCTTGTGCATCCGCCTCTGAATTTGCGTATTCGCCAGTAGCCTTTCCTGAAATCAGATCGACAAGTACGTAATGGTCAGAGCCGATATCCCTGTCTACTGCTGTGCCGCCGTTTGGCCGGAAAACGATGAAGCGGTCGGTCAGTTTTCCTGAGTCAGTCCAGGTAAGGGCCTGAACGGTGTATCCCTGCGTTAAACCGGCTGCGACAATCAGGTTTTTCACTCGTTGATGCATTGGAGGGGTCACAACGACATCTCCTTTTTCATTACGCGGTCAATTGCGTCTTTTGTGTCTTCGAAGCCTTTAGTCAGGAACTCTTTCTGAGCTGTAGAGCGGCGGAATGTCTGAGGCACGTTAGGGTCGTGGACATAAACAGCGTAATTCGCAGAGTACCCCACTCTGCCAGTAACTTTCGTTCCGTTAACTTCCAGCTCGCGGTATTGGCTATTCAACAGCGTGGACGTGTCGATTGGCGTATAAAGCGCAGCTTGTGAGCTACCGATGATTAGTGCTGACTGAATAGCCCGGACAACCTTGCGCCCCTGCACGTCATTGATGAGCCTGTCGAGGTTTGCTTTCGCCTGGGTGATTCCTCTAACTTTGCCGGCCATATCAGACTCCGGTCAGGATGGCATAGTCATCCGTCAGTCGGTCGAACGTATCTGCATAGCGAATTACCTGCCGCACTTCATCAGCGCCTGCCACAACAGGGTCAACCTCTGTCGATGCGCCAATCAGCAAATAATCACCGGCATCTGCCAGAGAGAACTCCGTCCAGACGGTGTTTTTCACGACAATTTCAGCTCCCAGGCTTCCGACTCTCTTCGACAGGCCGCCTTCGTAATCACAGAGGATTTGCTCAGGTTCGGCATATCCCAGCGGATCTCCGTATTCGTCAGTGCCTTCCAGCTTGCGCCAGATAGTGGCAATGGCGGTGTATGACCAGTTTGCTGTTGCCGACATCAGCCCTCCTTCCAGCGGATCACCATCGCGCCAGTCGCCCTAATGCGCTCACAGTTGATATGCCACTCGCCGTCCGATTTAACGTAGCCGGTAGTTTCACGACCACTGTCGGTCATCACCCATACGCGGGTGAATGAACGAGGCAGTCGGATGGCTACTGATATCCATGACATCATTTATCTCCGCACATGCATCCACCCTTCCCGATCCAGATACCAGCAAAAGCCGGCGTTGCTGTCGGGTCTGCAGGGATCAGCGAGGTAGCACAGCCATACTTATCCAGGCCGCGCAACAGGTTCACTGAGGATTTCCATCGATCGGTGAAAGACTGGTATCGGAATGAGCGAGACGCACCGCTTGGAGCTGTCTGGCTGGAGATGTACTTATCACCCTGCCCGAGGCCCATAAGAGCCAATAAATAAAGCTGAATCAGCAGCGCGGTCGATGCCGGATAATTCGCATCAAGACATTCCTGAATGCTGTTGGCGTGATCTACGAGAGCCTGAAGAACAAAATCGGGAATGGTAATTCCCTGAGTGGTCAGGTATTCCTTCGCCTGTTCAAGATTTACCATCATCGACTCCATGAAAATAACCCCGCCGGAGCGGGGCATAAAAAAACCGCCTTAGCGGCGGCCGTTATTCAGCGGGGAAAAGCTTCTCTAACTCGCCCTGTGGCAAAAGCTCTGCCAGCTTGTCAACGCCGAGATTGCCTTTGTACTCAATGCCGAGTTCATCCAGGCGTTTGACGATCGCAGCTTTGCGCGCTTGCTTGTCTGTGCCAGCATCCGGAGTGGCCGGCACCAGTTCAGCTGATGCTTTGTCCGAGAGCTTGCGGACGTGAGATTTTAGCGCCGGGTGAACAGTCTCCAGTTGAACCACATCACCCTTTGCTACGCCGTGCCACGGCTTAATTACTTCGTATTTCTCAGCCATGATGTTTCCTTATGCCAGGTTTGCGCCGTACAACACGCCGGACAGGCCTTCGCCGTCCTTCTTAATCTGCAGACCTTCAGCAGACATGATCTGGAAGTTGTAATTGCTCTGCGGCATAGGGCGCGGCAGTGGCACGACACCGACAGCCATACCTACCAGCGGGGAAATCACATCCTGACGACGCTCATACGCAAGGAATTCATTTCCTGACAGCGCGTAGGTCATCTGAATAGATTTAGCCGGGATAAACTTGCTGATCGCATCCAAAACTGTGCCGCTAAGCAGCGCATTGGTTCCGGTGTTAATATCCACCAGATACGGCTTCGCCATGTTGGCCCATAATTCTGGGCTCACCCAAAGCTTGTCGTAAGCAGTTACCTTGTTAGTGCGGGCTGTCAGGCCAAACGGGCCGGTCGGGCCGAAGAACGCCAGCAACTGTGCCGGGGTTGCAGTGGTGAGGTTGATGTTAGCTCCGCCGGCACCGCTACCGAGGTTGATTTTCTGCGTGTTGCGGTGGTTCTTCATGCCCTGAGCCGGCAGACCATCAACCACGATGCTTGAGTCACCATTCAGGTAGAAGTTAACGCGCTTCTTATGGAATTTGCGCATCTTCGCGGACTGCGACTCCAGCGCCAGATCGATGCCTACCGTGCTCAGACCTGCAGCATGACGCCAGTTAACTCCGTAACCGGCAGTGAATACCGGAATCGGATCACCATCTGAACCGAATTCGGCATGGTCGAAGGAGTACGGTGCCTGACCGTCAATGCTGACAGATACATCATCAGCGATATCGCCAGACACGTTGTAGAGCTTGGCGGTTTTGCCGATCGGAAGAACTGTCTGAACTCCCATCAGGTCATTGACGATTTCCATGCCAATTTCCTGATCGCGCATCTGGATAATCTGGCGGTCAATCTCAGCCCAGAATTCGCGGGTGAAGCCGCCGATGGCATTCGCTGCCAGCATTTCATGCGTCATGCGCGTGCGGAACGCGTTGACCATCATGTCGTGCTGAGCATTGAAGATGTCACGGTTCGCCCACAGCTCATTCCAGTGTCCGCGCAGTCGGCTGTTAGCAGCCAGTGTTTCAGCGGTAAAATACATTCTTATTCTCCTGATTAAGCGCCAGCAGCTGCGGCAACGGTGCCGACACGCATACGCACGCGGATGAAATCGGTATTACTGGCCGCGATGGTCGCATCGTCCTGGCTGTAGCCGATCACCGAATCGGTGTCTGCAGTAGCTTTGGTAAACTGACCGTTTGTGCCAAGCTTGATGGGGTCATCTTTGGCATAGGTTCCCGGCACGCAAAGCAGCGCAAGTTCACGCCCTTCTTCGACGTAGTTGCCGACGGCGGAATCGCCGGCAGGAACCGCCTCGGTGATTTTCAGACCCTGATGGTAAGCAACGTCGATGATATAGAGGCGACCAGCCAGCGCAGTAGCCTGAGCGAACTCGTTGTCGTCGTTGATGACAGCGGCAGTACCCGGCAGCAGGTCTGAGGCGGTGGCGCGGGTTTCAGTCTTGTATAGTGACTGACCGTCGATATTAACGCGGCGATAGCGTGGCATTATGCAGCACCTCCGAAGTAAGCGGCCGGATCTGGTGCGCCGGTCACAGGGTGAGTTTTGGCGGAGTTAGTGCCCAGCGGGGCGGCTTCGCCGAGGGATTTAAACATCGCGTCAAGAGCTTCACCTGACAGTGCGTTTGCCACGATTTCACCGTGTACTGCGGCAACTGCATCGCGTTTTGTTTGTTCTTCAGCGCGGGAGTTAGCGGTCAGGGTTTCAGACAACTTGTCCTGATTGGCCTGCAGTGCATCAACCTTGTCAGAGAGCGGCTTAATTGCCTTCTCGGTATTGGTCGCCACAGCCTCGCTAACCATGCTGCCGATTTGTTCCAGTTCTTCTTTGGTTAAAGGCATGTCGCCCTCCGTTTTATGGTTTGTTGCAGGAGCTTCCTGCGGAGTGAAAAGTGATTTGATTTTGTTGGCTGCGATGGCGACCCACGACTCCTGCCGCGCTACTTTTGCGCCGGTATCTTCGAAAGTGATCTTGCCGCCTTCGGTGCTGTAGCCGTAAACCTGTGCATCACCGCCGTTACGGATGACGATCGCCTGTGAATCGGTGAAGTCAGCAATCCACGCGTAATCGTCCGGGCCGGTTGCAAACTTGTCTCGGGCAGCTTGCTCAAGACGACGCTCACGTTCGCGGTAAGACTCACCAATCAGCGCACCGGAATTAACCTGTAGCGTTTTAGCCTGATCAGCGTTAACCATCAGGCCGACGCCCTGCTCAGGCTGTGCAGCTCCGACTTCATGCAGCAGGATGGCGTCATGGTCCATTGCGTTGATTTTGGCAACCCACTCGATGCCTTGCGCCCGCTGATCCGCGGTGGCTTCAAGTTGGTCAAGGAACACGGCTACACTGGTATGAATCGGCGGAACGTCCTCACCGCGCTCAATGGCGGCCACACGCTCAAGTAGTTCACGCCCCCCTTCGCTCTGGTTCGCTACGGTGGTATCAACCCACTTCTCTGCATAAACGCGGTTTCCTGATTTCTTAACGTTGCGGTTCCATGCGCCAATGTGTCCGGCGTTGATGCCCTCCGGGGAGAAAGCGGAGACAAACTTTCCGTCTACAGTCGGATGGCCGAGCGGGGCCAGCGTGCCTTCCAACCCCTGATAGTGGGCGTTGATTTCCGATTCCGGATAAAGACCGCCGTTCATCACAACGTTGGCCGGCAGCGTGTAGCTCGGCAGAACCAAATGCGGCCGGCCGTTATACGTCTCACGGCGAATAGCCTGACTGTTCACCCTCGTGGTGACGTTAACCTGCATAGTCATGGTTATCTCTCGATTAAGCCGCGTGCTTATGGTCGCAGCAGTGATGTGATTTGTTGGTTGCCATGCGTTTCCCCCATGTCTGGGCAAACTCTTTTTTGGCGATATCGATTATTGAGGAATTGAGCGGCACGCCCTTCTCATCTACCAGCACGGTGACTTGAGAGCATTTGCAGTTGATAGAGTTGCCGTTGATGCTGTACCAGTCGCGCACCTCTTCCGAGGTGTAGAGCTTGCCATGGCGTAGAGCATGCGCCTGACGCGTTGTGGCGCTAAGGGCAGACAGGTGAAGCAGCATGACATTCAGGCCCAAATCTTCTTTGGCTGAGTCGTGCTCATCCCATCTTGCACGCCGTAGTGCGGTGGTTATTTCCGTTCTGGCTATACGGTTAGCTCGACCCTGCTCGATTCCTATCTGGTCGCGCAGTCGCCTGGCTATTTCTTTCGGATTCTGTCCTCGACCCATGCCATCTGTCAGGATTCGCGCCAGATCCTGCTTCACATCTGCAGCCAGCCCTTTCATATCTTCAAAGGTGCGAGCTCTCACCAGAATTAACCGGCTTTGATAGGCGTCGCTTAGAAGTATTTCCTGCACGCTGCCGCGGTCGGCTTCGTATGCAGGGGATTGCTGAGAAAGATTGGCAAACTCCTGCGCCGTGCCACGCTGATACGATGGCGAAACGTAGTCCTGAAACAGCCATGGGTTGAACTCGCCTCCCCGCAACAGGATTTCATCCACGATAGAATCGCCGTTCTGCAAGAGCATCGACAGCATGGTCGGGTCTAGCTGGAAGGTGTATCGTTGGTTTACTACAGGCTCCGCCGGGATGCGGTTTAGCAGTTCAATGTATCGGGCGCTGACCTGCTTCAGGCGTTTCGCGTAATCACGCATAGCCCCGCGCTCCAGCCTGTCAACGCCGGTCGGGTCTAGCTTATTGGTCGGAAGTATTGCTGGTTTCGGCTTCTTCTTCAGTTTCGCCATCTTCCTCACTCTCCGGTAATGGCTCGCCCCCGCCTGGCTCGTAACCTGCGGCCACGCGGATTTCATCGACCGTAAACACCTGCTCACCAGAGGCTAAAGATGTCTGGTTGATATTGCTCATCTTCACCGCACTATCCAGCTTGTCAGATGGTGACTGCTCGTTAAGCTCATCCCACACGATGCTGAACTTAGCCACAGGCTTAATGATCTGCAGATATGTGAGTTTATCGACCATGTCCTCAGCATCGAACGACAGGTCGCCGCGGCGTGACTGGCAGCGCCCGTTGAAATAAATCTGGTCTTCAGTGCTGGCGCGTTCGCCAGACTGGTTACCGACGATAATGCGCGATGGGATGTCTACCGATGCGCTGAATGTTTTAAGGTTAACGTCATAAGTTGGTGACGGGTCAGAAACCGCGTTAACCATCGACGTGACCTGTGCACCCTGTGTAATCAGCAGCGTGTCATTACCACGGTTAATCTCGCGGGCAGCTTCGTTATAGCGCTCCTGAAGCTCATCAACGGTAACGCCATACATTGAGGCCAGATTGTTGAAATCGACCTCTTTGTCGAAGTTGATATTCTGCTGCCTGGCTGCGTTCTTAAGGAATGACTCTCCCGAACCTCCCTCAACTTTTTCGAGGCTGACACAGGCGTTATATCCGGGCTCCAGAAAGCCGATCGCATCATCAGACATGTCGCCAATAATCAGCACTCGGTCAGGGTGAATGCTCCGTTGCGCCGTGCTGCCATCAGAAAGTGACTCGGTGTACTGCCACATTGTGATGGTGCCGGCATTGTCACGGCTGCCAACTTTTAGTGCGCTGGCCCATACCGGTGAAATCTTCTGAAGCGCCTTGCCTTTAACAACTGATTCATCCCATCTTTTGCTGTCTTTAACGTGCAGCAGGATGCCAGCCCAGCGGCCAACCAATCGCCGCTTATCCGCCTCAGCGAATGCACGCCAGAAGCGATGGGTGAATACCTGATTACTGTCTTTCTCCCAAGCAGTAAGCTCTCTCGAGTCGTCAGACTGCTCACCTTCAATTACTTGAGGGTTCGTTCTCCAGCAATTCGATACCAGCTTATTTACCGCGCCGTGAGCAATACCGCCGCGACGATAGAGCTTGTGCAGGTCATGAAACGTAAGCTCTTCTTTGAAGCCGTATTCGCACCATGCGCTCTCACGTTTCGCATCCAGCCCCATTCCGGGGTTGAGTGCCATAGCACGCGCACGGGCAAGCCTGACGTCATTCAGCGCGTGATTGACGGCGAGAGTTAATTTGTCATTCATGAGTTATCCGTTAACGCTTTATCGGTGGGATTGATGGTGCTTTAGGTGATATGAAAGTCTCCCTTTTACTCAACTGCTTAATTTTATGCTCATAGCACTTCCAGCATCCCACTGGAGGGTTAAGCCAAATACCATGTTTGTTGCATTTGACCATAGTCATCTTCCTTGCAGGCGCTTCGGTATCATCATCCCGGCCACCTGACCCTTACGCTTAATGTGACCGTCGAGACCGTAGCGAATGCCGTCCCAGCAGTGTTCATAGCCGTCGGCGAGCTTAGGCAATACCTCACCGGTGATGCGGTCTGTCTTGTACGACCACATCCGGGCCTCGCGCGCCACGTTCTTGCATCGAGGGTGAATGATAATCTCGTCGAAGCCGCGAAGATGCGCGATCCCATCCTCAACGCTTCCCTGCCATTTTTCGGCAGCCGAGATGTTGAATCCCTGCCGCTTGAGGTAGCTGATCGTCTCGGGCCTCGCGGAGTCAGCCTTGATGGGCCAGTCACGCGATCCGGGAATTGTGTCGTATAGCTCTGGCATGTGGTCGAGCTCTGTCTGCTGACCGTATGCCTCGTACTCGATGTACAGCCGGTTGTGCAGGATGAAAGAGCGCACCAGCGTGTTAGGGTCTTTTGCGAAACCAAAGTCAGCGCCGAAGAACAGGCGTTCAGCCTCTTTCCAGAGATTTTCCGAGAAATCAGCAATCCGGTATTTTCCGGCCAGCACCTGTTTATCGGAGTTCTCGAGGTAAGCCCCCTCCCAAACCCATGCGTATGTTGCCGGGTCGAGGCGTCTCTGATCGTTCTGTCGCTCACCCTCCAGCACGTCAGGGAACCACGGGTTGTCCGTATAGTTCATCTCAACGGTGATGCAGTCGTCGCCGGCTTCTTTGCGAAAACGCTTATCCGTGGCGCTACCGTCTCGCTCCGGGTTCCACGTCACCCAAATCTCTGATCCCTCTTCACGAACGGTCGGGCTCAGCTTCTGCCAGGCTATTTCGCTGACTGATTCAGCCTCATCAACCCAGCAAAGCAGGATGCGCGCTTTCGACTTGATGCTATCGAGGTTATGGCGCAGGCCGGCGAATACATAGGTCACCGTTTTATCAATGGTCCGGATGTACTTTTCGCCAATGTCGAAATTAGCGGCCAGCCACGGCACCGAAAGAATTGCCTGCTTCACCTCCTGCATGCTCGACTCTTCAAGCGAGTTCATGAACTCACGTGCGCAGAGGATTACGCCGCTCTCGCCGTTCATCATTGACTGATAAGCCTTTACGGCGGTCATCAACGCGAATGTGCGCGTCTTGGCGCTGCCACGACCACCATGTGAGCACCGATAACGCTTATCTACAGCAGTGAACAGCGGAGCAAGCTTAGCCGGGATAGGAAGTTGAACGGATTCACTCATGCTTTCGGCTCAACAGGGAGTAACTGGATAACGGTTGGCTTCGGCGTCATGGTTCCGTCAGATGACTTATGGTCAACCGTCTCTTTGAAAGCATTCACATCGATGTGCTTGCCTAGCAGCTCAAGGTTCTTCACCTTGTCAGGCCACTTTATCTTCTTGAGGATGTTCTCCATGGTCGTTTCATCAAAGTTGGTGACCGTGGTGAGGATATCCAGACCGCTCAGCGTGGTGCGCCAGACCTTGGGCCATTCGTGAATCATCTTCAGGCCGCCGTCATCTTTGAGGATGTCTAGCACATCCATTTCATCTATCTCAACCAAGCGACGCAGTACGTAGTCTGCATTTACCTCTACCCTTTCGTTGCGCTCTGATTTAAGGTCAATGATGCGTTGCGCAATGTCTGGTTTTGTGAGGTTTTCACTGCCAATCTTACGGGCGGTGTTATCGCTGTACCCCGCCCGAATAGCCGCTTGTGTAGCGTTTAAATCGATGAGGTACTCGCGACAGAACATTTCTTGTTTGTCGGTGAGTGCCATTCTTTTTCCTTTTAGGAATCATTTAATGAATAATTTCAATCCACTGACACACCTTGATTCAGCGGCGCATCTCGAAGTTATGGCCAAAATGCATAAGGATGCAGGTGATAGACAGTTTGCTGTAACGGGTAATTTTGCAAATGAATTTCACCGGCGGCTTATCGTCTGGATAAATGATTTCCATCGCACTCTTGATGAAGACCATGAAGTAGGTGGGCAATTGGCAAGTTTTGGTCGCGTAGTCGAATTTCATTTTACCGGCATTAGTTATTGGGATCCGTCATTGATATCGTTTATAGGCAAGCTTGAAGATGGGAGTCCAGTTGAACTAGTGCAACATGTAAGCCAAATAAACATTCTTCTTTTAAAGAAAAAAAGACTCAATCCGGAAGAACCAAAGCGCCCTATAGGTTTTGCAGCTTGGCCTGAATACGAGCAGTTTGCTAAAGAGGATTAATCAATAAACCCCAACAAATACGGGCTGGTCTCTATTTCAATGCCTCCCAGTCCGGTTTGCTCATTGGTTACTCCGTTTTATCTTCTACTGGCGTCACCATCAGTTTCTGGTTGATGCCATGCTTAACAATGAATGCTCTCACCTTTTCGTAGTCAGGTTCGGACCGCATCATCAGACACATCAGTGTCAGCGTCCTGAGATACAACGGGAGCCACCACTTCACTTTCACTTGAATCGTCAGATTGCACGCTGCCATCTGATGCCTCCTCTGCAACCGGCACAAAGTGGAACTGCTCCACGCTATCCGGGCGGAAGTACCGCCATTCACCCGTGTCGGTCGCCAGCGCAACGAAGCCGTTTACGATTTCAGGCTGGCTGCGCTTCATCAGTCCGGTGAAGGTTTCTTTCGATGTGGTGGTGATGGTGATTTTGTAGATGTCGGACATTAAAAGCCTCTTTATTTGCTTGAGAATATGTCCAATTTTCCGCAGGAAGTGCTTTCTGATTTAACCCTCACTATTGGGAAAGTGGTGATTGCCATTGGCACTCAATCCATTCACTGTGCAATAGAGACCATTATTGATGCAGGAATTTGCCTGCTCTTTTCTATAGGGGGTAATATGGTTACTGAGTTAGAAATCTCTTTAGCAATTGCTTATGCACCATCTATCAATCATGTCATCAAAACCGCATGCCTGGTTATCAGATTGGCTGTGTTAAAGCGTTACGGCATTATCAAACCAACCAGCAGGCGAACTTTGTAATGGCAATAAAAACCGCCCGGAGGCGGCTTATATTTAGATGATATCGCTCAAATAATGCATGCTTCCGGCGATAACCAAACCAGGGCGTCCTTTCACGCTCCCTTTAAACACTGTTCCTCCTGGCAATTCATTTAACGTCAAATCTAAATCAACGTTATCCACTCCATTAAAAACAGTGGTGTCGTTTGGATTATGCCTTACGACCTTCAATGAGATTTTATTGCCATCAAACACACCTTGATAGTAGCAAACATAGTCACCACCATTAAGGCGATCATCCCGAACGGTAACAATCCCATCACAGTTACCATTGCGGTTAACATTACTGTCAAAAATAACCTTATAAATGCCGTTTTTCATTTCGCATCCTTATATGGTTTTGCCATATGGCTCCGGCATTATACCTAATTTCACTTGAGGAAATATTAACACCATTCAACTTCCAGCTTCGCGCTGCTTCACAGCAGTGCTAACCGTAGACACAGGAGGAGATGATGACAGTCATCATCGTGCCCGCTTGTTAAAACGGGCATTGTGATAAAAGCCGTTGTGAAAGTGGCTCTCAACTTTTTTACGCTGCAAGGTGGTGCTGTTCTTCGATAAGCGGTTGACGATGGTTGCGTTCGAACATCCCGCGCAGCACTTCTTTCCTCTGATCGAAATCCCACCCCATGCTGATGAACACGGTATTAGCGCGCTGTAGCTCGGTGATGCAGTGGATTTGCTCTGGTGTGAGGTAATCGCGAATCGGCTCTTTCTTCCCGATCTCATGATGTACGCGGAACTTAGCCGCGGTCATGCCCAGCGCCAGTCGGTTAATCAGGTCGGCTTCATTGCTGAAGTTATGCGGAGCAATCTGCTTGCCCTGAGCTTCACGCTCATGCTTGATGGCGTCAGTCATCGGTTTGTATTCCAGACGCGCAGAGTTGCGATCCATTTTCTTCTTCGCCAATGCGCCACGCATAGTGAAGAACTCAGCGACCAGACGCTTTTTGAATGCCCGCACAACTTCATTGTTCCGCATGTAGGTGATCAGCAGCGTGGTTTGTTGCTCATTTAATAACGCGACGCGAACCCGAGAGTTGTTGTACCCAGCTCGGATTTCAAATCCGACCTCTCCGAATTCCTCAAGGTCACTTATGTTGCGGTCAACCAGCTTGATGATGGTGTCATGGTCTCGCCCAACGCCTTCGGAGATGGCGGCACTGTTGGTTACCAGGTCGAGCTTCTTTATTTCAACTAATTGCATCGGTATTTACCTTTTAGTGATGAACCTTGTCACACAGGAGTCCGGCCCACAGAAGGCACCGATAGCCAAACCGGTATCCTCAAGGGTCATCCTGAAAGGTTCTGTGTATTGGTGCGCGCGTGTGAGACGCAGTATTCCTCTAAACTCGATAATCATCGGGATGGAGAGGACCTGCCCCATGCAGCAGGGCGATGATGCTTTGCAGTAGTGGATGGATCTTCTTGGGGTTGTCCAGCTAGTTCATCTTGTGAGCGTTCTTTATCTCCATCACAACCTCACGCTGCAGCTTCCTGATTTCGTCGCGATGCCGTCGCTCCTGCTTCAAGTAAATCCAGAAGAAAAGCCACGTCATAAGCAGCGCTGCGATGCAGCCGCCGGAGATGATGTTGTAGATGGAGTAAGCACTCATTTGGCTTCCGTCGCGCAGTTAGCTTTCCACGTTTTGTTGTGGGTGAGGATGGATCGCTTGGTGCGTTCATCCATGGTCAGAATATCGGCCTCAGTAACGAAGATCGGCTTCACCCAATTGCAGGCCGTATCAACAACAACCGTGTTATTTGTTGATCCAGTTTTCCCGCAGCTCGTCATCAACACTGCTGCCAGGCATGCGAGTAACGGTTTCCTGTACATCAGCGGCCTCTTTGCTGGTTTTGGTCTGGCGCTCAGTAGCAGCCTGAGCCTGTTCGATTTTGGTTTTGGTTTCACGCTCGGTAGCGGCCTGTTCGGCTTTCCCCTTCCCCTTTGAGTGACCAATACCAAAGGCACCGGCAGCAATTGCGAACACAGCGAATGCACCGGCGATCAGCATTTCAATGAAACTCATGATTTCTCTCCCGGGTTCATACCCGCGTCGATTTGCTGCTCTTTTATCGCCTTATCGCCTGACAGCTTTTTAGCGCCAAGGTAGCCGGCAGTGCAGAAGCCGAAGTACAGGCCGAAAATCACGTCCGATAGCGTCCCCTGATAGGCCTGCCAGCCTACTGAGCAGCTGCACACCAGGAAACCAAGTGCGGCCTGCGTTCTGCTAAGAGATATTGTGCCGGCGCTACCACGCAGCATGCTGAAGACGTCCATCAGATTTCCACCCTGTCCAGCCAGCCCCACAGGAATTCCTCCTGCGATTGGTCGGCTTCCGCTATTTCAAGATAGCGCTGACCCTGAGTGCAATTGAGCGCCTTCAACAGCTTCGCTTCTGCTGCTGCATACCCGCGAAT